CGACGGCAAGGCCCGGGACCGGGACGCCAAGAAATATGAAAAAACCATCACCGATATGATCCTGGCCTACCGCGAGGACACCCAGAAAATCCTAAGCTCCTATCGTGAAGACACGCAGACCATGCGCGTGATGTATGAGTCGAACGTGGTCTTGGTGAAGAGTTATCAGGCTCTGTGCGGCGATTTAAAGGACATCGTGATCCTCAACAGCACCGGTTTCCAGAAGCTGGCGGACGACTTGAAGCGCAAGTGCGCCGCCCTCAAGGATGACTGATGAGCGAAGAGCGCGTCAAATACGAAGGCAGTCTGGCGGTGAACCGGCAGAAACGGGTGGCGGCCCAGGTGCGCATCCAGGGGCTGGTGCGGTCCCTGCGGGACCTGCTGGACCCGGTCCTGCCGGTGGAGCGCCTGGAAGGGATGATGATCTCCTCCCAGGCAATGGATCTGGCCAATCAACTGGTGACGTACCGGGAGCTGCTGGCCGAGGCCGACGTCATCCGCCGATTGCTGGGGCGCTGAGTGGGCAAGAAACCGGATTATTTCAACGAGGCCGAGGACCTCTATGTGGTGGACGGCCTCACCCTGGAGGGCATTGCGGTCCGGCTGCCGGTGAGCGTCACCACTTTAAGCCGTTGGAAGCAGGACGGCGATTGGGAGCGGCTGCGGGCGGAACTGGCCACCGCCCTGGCGCAGATCAAGCGGGACACATTGCTGCTGCGCCAGAAACTGGTGGCCGAGGCATTGCAGACCCTGAATCCCCAAATGGTTTACGCGGTGGTGCAACTGGCGCGCACGGCGGGAGTCGGGGCGTCCGCGGGAAAAGAGGAAACCAAGGAGCCGGAGATCGACCGCCCGGCGCTGTTTTTGGAGGACCTGAAATTCGTGGCCAAGGTTTTGAAGGAAACGGACCCGGAGGGCCTGAAGGTGGTGGCCCGGAATTTTGAGGCCATCGTGGCCCGGTTTAAGGCGACTCATGCGCAAGCGTCCTAAAATCAGCGAGTTCCGTTTTGACCAGTGGGCCGAGGACCTGAAGGCCTGGATTCAGGAGTCCGTTTCCCCCTTCGAGGACGACTCCCCGGCCAAACAACAGGAACGCAAAGCCCGGGCCCGGCACGACAAGCTCTTTTTCATGCGGGCCTATCTGCCCCATTATTTCACCAAGGACTTCGGGGATTTTCACGAGGAGTGGGCGGGCCTGGCGGACCTGAGAAACGAGGTAATTCTCCTGGGTGCCCCCCGGGAGCACGCCAAATCCACCTTCTTCACCTTCGGGGACCTGCTGCACAAGATTTGCTTCGGGTTGCGGCATTTCATGCCGGTGATCTCCGACACCAACGACCAGGCCACCATGTTCACCCTGGCCATCCGCCTGGAGTTGGAGGACAACCCCCGCCTGCGCCATGACTTCGGCAACCTCCGGGGCACCACCTGGAAAAAGGACGAGTTCACCACCAACAATGATGTCCGGGTGCTGGCCCGGGGGCGGGACGACAAGGTGCGGGGCCTGAAATACCGCCAGTGGCGGCCGGACCACATAGTGGTTGACGACTTCGAGAACGACATCAACGTCCGCAACCCTAAGATCGTGCAGGAGGGTAAGGATTTTATCCAGGGCACGGTTATGGGCTCCCTGGGGGACGACTACACCCTCCTGATGGTGGGCAACCTGTTCAGCCCCAAGAGCGTACTGTCGCAACTCATCGCCGAGAAGGACGAGGAGGGCGAACCCCTCTACATCTCCCGGGTGTACCAGGCCATCCTGGACCCGGACACCGCGGACGAGCGCCCCTTGTGGCCCGCGGCCTGGAATATGCAGCGCCTCAAGGCCAAGCGCCGCAAGATGGGGTCGGTGAATTTCAACCGGGAGATGATGAACCTGTGCGGCGCCGAGGACAGCCCCTTCCCGGAGGCCTGGTTCAAATTCCACGTGGCCGGGGAAATCGCCCCGGAGCAGCTCATCACCGACTCCTTCTGCGACCCGAGCGTCAAGAAGGGGGAGGCCAACGATTTCAAGGCCATCATCACCGTGGGCTGGGACCCGGGGAAGGCCCTGTACCGCTGCCTGCACGCCTGGATTCGCCACGCCTCGCCGGGGGAGATGTTCGCCACGGCCTACCGGCTGCACGATGAGTACGGCGGGCCGGTGGGCATTGAGGACAACATGCTGGAGGATTTCCTGCACGAAGCCATCCACAACTACGCCCGGGAGGCGGGGCGCTATATCCCCTGGAAGCCGGTGCACCACTCCACCCAGAAGGAGGCGCGCATCATCAGCACCCTTTCCTACCTGGTGGAGCACGGCAAGCTCACTTTCGAGAAAGGGCACAGCGACCAGGACCGCCTGCGGGAACAACTGGTCTATATCCTCAACAAGAACATCAAGGATGACGGCCCCGACGCCCTGGAGGGCGCGGTGAGCCTGCTGCAGAAAACCGCGATGATGCCGGTGGCTTATGAAACGGTGGCGCGGCGGCGGTTCGCTGAAATGAGGGGGGCGTTTTGATGGCGACGGCGCCCCAAATCGTTGATCAATTCGGGCGGCCGGTCATGGCCCTGAAAAAGCCGGAGACCCGGGAGATCGCCGCGGTCTCCATCCGGGACCGCTGGAGCGGCTACCCCTCCGCGGGGTTAACCCCCGGCCGCCTCACCGCCATCTTCCGGGCGGCGGATTTTGGCGGCCTGCGGAGCCAGGCGGAGCTTTTCGAGGAGATGGAGGAAAAGGACGCCCACCTGGCCAGCGTCATGCAGACCCGGCGCCTGGCGGTGTTGGGGCTGGAGTGGCAGGTGGAGGACGCCTCGGACGCGGCTGAGGATAAAAAGATCGCCGATTTTTGCCGGGAGGCGTTGGCGGACCTGGACCTGGAGAAACTGTGGATGCACCTCCTGGGCGCGGTGGGGCACGGTTACGCCGCCGCGGAGTTGCTCTGGGAGAGCGGCGCCCGGGCGATTATCAAGGGTTTCAACCCCATCCATCCCAAAAATATCAGCTTCCTCAATTCTCTCACGCCCCTGGTGATCACCGAGGACATCTGGCAGGGGGTGGACCCGGGGCCGTTCAAGCTGGCCTATTACCAATATGCCGCCAAGAGCGGCCACGACACCAGGAACGGGGTGCTCAGGGTCTGCGCCTATATGTATCTGTTCAAAAATTATGCCTTGAAGGATTGGGCCGTGTTCAACGAGATCTTCGGGATGCCTCTGCGCCTGGGGAAATATGAGGCCAGCGCCACCCCGGCGGACCGGGAGGCGCTGCGGGTCGCCATCTCCTCCTTAGGGAGCGACGCCGCCGGGATCATCTCCAAGAATACCGAGATCGAGTTCGTGGAGGCCTCGGCCCGGCTCTCCGGCGTCACCAACCCGTACCACGTGATGGTCTCCTTCTGCAACCGGGAGATATCCAAAGCGGTGCTGGGGCAGACCTTGACCACCGACACCGAGGGCTCCACCGGCACCTACGCCGCGGGCAAAGTTCAGGACGAAGTGCGCCGGGACCTGCTGGAAGCCGACGCCAAGGCCCTGGCCAAGACCATGCGCCTCCAGGTGCTGCGGCCCCTGGTGGGCTTCAATTTCGGTTGGGAGCAGGCGGTGCCGGGTTTCGGTTTCATTATTCAGGACGCCCCGGACCTGAAATCGGATTCGGAGGTATGCAAGAACCTGGCCGGCATCGGCGTCCGCATCCCGGTGAGCTACATCAGCGAGCACTTCGGCATCCCGCTGCCGCAGGAGGGAGAGGAGACGGTGGGCGGGGCGGCGGTACCTCCATCGGAATCACAGGCTGGAAAGCCTGTGCCACCGGGGAGCAAAGGAAAAGAGGGATTTAAGGCGGTACTGCCGCTGCGTCAGGGGGAGTTGGAATTAATTCCTCAGGACGCGATGGTAATCCGCACCCAACGGGAGATGGAGAACCTGACCCAGGCGGCCCTCTCCGCGTCCAGCCAGGCGGTGGCGCAAATGTTGGCGCCGGTCAAGGCCTTCATCGACCGGGGCGCCTCCCTGGAGGAGATCCGGGACGGCTTGCTGGCGGTCTATAAGGAAATGCCTGCCGCGGACCTGGGGGAACTGCTCTACCAGGCGATGGTGCTGGCGAATCTCAGGGGGCGGCTGAATGAGTAGGGGTCAAGGGTCAGGGGGTCAGGGTGTCAATTGATGGCAAAATCCGGATGGTGGGTAATGCCTGATTTCCAGGGCCATTTTGAAGTAGGGGATATGCCGCCTTTTGCGGAGGCGGTGGCCTGGTTCCTGGATAAAGAGATCCTCAACCGGGAGGATTTTAATAAATTGGCGGCGGAGATGAAAGGCAAGGCGTTCACCGCGGCCCGGGTGCTGGCCGCGGACGAGTTGCAAGCGGTTTACGACGCCTGCCTGGCGGCCATCGAGCAGGGGATGACCCTGAGTGATTTCGTCAAGGCCACGGAGGATATTTTGACCTCGCCCTGGCACCGGGAGACGGTGTTCCGCACCAACGTGTTGAGCTCCTATGGCGCCGGCCACTGGGAGCAAGCCCAGGAGATCCGAAGTCTGAGGCCCTATGCCCGCTACTCCGCGGTGATGGATGGCCGCACCCGGCCCACTCACGCGGCGCTGCACGGGCTGGTCTATCCGCTGGATCACCCGTTCTGGCGGACCTACTGGCCGCCCTGGGATTACAACTGCCGCTGCTTCGCCATCCCCTTGAGTCAATGGGAGGTGGAGCAGGGCGGCCTCCAGGTGCGGCAGGGCGGCACCGGGCACCTGCCCAAACCGCAGAACGATTTTGTCTCCCCGGCGGCGGGGGGGCGTTGGCAGCCGGACTACGGCAAATACGCCCCGGAGCTGGGGGCGGCGCTGCAACAGGGCGTGGAGAGGGCGATCTATGAGTGAGCGACCGATTATTCTGGTACTGGAAAATCGGGGCCAGGCGCCGGATTGGCTCCGGGTGCTGCCCCTGGGCAAAGTGGAATTACGGGACGGCCGGCCGGGATTTGAGGCCGAGGTCGCGGACCTGGAGGCGCTGGTGCGCAAATTCCGGGCCGACGGGGTGGATCTGGTGGTGGATTATGAACACCAGACCCTGGGCGGCGAGAAGGCGCCGGCCGCGGGCTGGATCAAGGAGTTGGAAGTCCGGGCCGATGGTCTGTATGCCCGGATTGAATGGACCCAGACGGCCCGGCAGCACATTGAGACCGGGGAGTACCGCTATTATTCACCGGCGCTGCGCATCAATTCCGAGACCCGGAAGGTCGAGGCCCTGCTGCACATGGGGTTGGTGAACTATCCGGCCATCAAGAATCTGGCTCCCCTGCTGGCCGCCAAATACGGCGGCACCGCGGAGCCGGAGATCTTTGTTCTGGCCGCCGAAGGCGATGCCAAAGCGGCCCAGGAGGCCCGGGCCAAAGAGGTGGGGATGGAAATATCGGCTCAAAAGGAGGCGACAGTCATGTTGGAAAAACTGAAAGCGAAATTGGGGTTAAAGCCGGAGGCCTCTGAAGAAGAGGTGCTGGCCCTGGTGGACAACCGGGCACAGGAGGCGGTCGCCTTAAAGAATATGACCGCGGACCTGGTCAAGGAGCTGGCACTGCCGGCGGAGACCACACCGGCCCAACTCAAGGGGGCCATCCTGGCCCTGAAGCAGGGGCAGGATCAATTGACCGGCCTGCAAAAGGATTTGGCGGCCCTCAAGGACGCCCAGGCCAAGGAACAGGCGCAGCAAGCGGTGACCGAGGCCCTGAAGGCCGGCAAACTCCAACCCACCCAGAAGGATTGGGCCCTGGATTACGCCGCCCGCGACCCCGAAGGCTTCAAAGCCTTCATCGACAAGGCCCCCAGGCTGGTGCCGGTGGGCCAGGAACTGAAGATGTTAAAGGAGGGCGACAAGGGCGCCGCCGGCTTGACGCCGGATGAAACGGCCATCTGCCGCCAGATGGACATCAAACCCGAAGCCTTCAAGGCCACAAAAGAACAGATGGCCCAGGCGGCCGGGTAAGGGAGGAATGAGAGATGGCTTTAACTGCTGATCGAGAAATCGTTTATCGGGAAGGTCGGGACATCGAATATCCGATGGACGCGGTGGAAATTTTCGCCGGGTCGTTGGTGTGCGTCAATGCCACCGGCTATGCGGCGCCCGCGGCGGACACCGTCAATTTCAAATTCGTGGGCGTGGCCCTGGAGTGGAAGGACAATTCCGGCGGCAATGCCGGGGATAAGACGATCCTGGTGCGCACCGAGGGGGTGTTCGAGTTCGACGCCAGTTCCATCGCCCAGGCCAGCGTAGGCGCCGACATGTACGTGGTGGACGACCACACCTTTGACGAATCCAACCCGGGCCAGGGCATCAAATGCGGCAAACTGGTGAAGGTCGAATCCGGCACCCTGGGCTGGATTTGGATCGCCAAGGCCTTCGCCTCGGCTTATGCCGGCGCCGCCGACGCCTTGACGGTGAGCGATGCGGGGGATTACTTCCCGGCAGCGCTGACCACGGTGGCCCTGCAGGTGCAAGACCTGGCCAAGGGGCCTTTTTTCCTGACCATTCCGCGGTTTACGGGCTGGGTTAAGGACGGCACTGACAAAAACATTGTCACGTTGCCTCTGATGGAGTTTCCTTTTCCGGTGCGGATCAAGCGGGCTTATGCCAGCGTCCTGACGGCCCCCGGCGCCGGTAAGACTTTGGTGTTGGGCGTCAATGGTTCCGCGGTGGCCACCATCGCCGAGGCGGCTGTTGTCGGCGAGGACGAAGCCCTGAATATCGCCATTGCCAAGGACACCAATGTCGTGCCGACCGCCAATGAGACCGCGGCGGGCGCCGGCGCCAATGCCGACCTGGTACTGGTTTATTACAAAGACGACGGCGAATAAGGAGGAACTGAAAGATGATCATCAATCAAGAAATCCTGGCGAATATTTATACGGCGTTGTCCACGGTATTCAACGCCGCCTTCCAGACCGGGCCCGAACCCTGGTACCAGCGGGTGGCCATGACCGTGCCCTCCACCGGGGCGTCCATGGATTATAAGTTCCTCCTGGACTTCCCGGGGATGCGGGAGTGGATCGGCGACCGGGTCATTAAATCCCTGGCGGGCAAAAAGTGGATCGTGGAAAACAAGGACTGGGAAGCCACCATCGAGGTCTTTCGGAACCATATCGAGGACGACCAGATCGGGCTTTACAACCCCATCGTGGCGGCCCTGGCCTTCGAGGCCCGGTTCCATCCCAATAAACTCTTCCTGGACCTGATCAACGCCGGGGCGGCGGGTGATTGCTATGACGGCAAGAAGTTCTTCGCCACCAATCATCCCATGCGCCGGGGCACCGACGGCTCCAACCTGGACGCCGGGGGCAGTACCGCCTGGTATCTGATCGATACCTCCCGGCCGGTGAAGCCCCTTATCTTCCAAAGCCGCATGCCGGTGCAGCTCATCACCATGGACCGGGAGACGGATCAAAACGTATTCATGCGCAAATCCTATCTGTATGGAGTGGATGCGCGCTACGCCGGGGCTTACGGCATGTGGCAACTGGCCTATAAATCCACCCAGGCCCTCACCGCGCCTTATTACGCCGCGGCCCGGGCGGCCATGATGGCCTTGACCAATGCCGAGGGGCGCCCGCTGGATGTGAACCCCACCCTGATGGTGGTGCCGCCCTCCCTGGAGGGCACGGCCCGGACGCTGCTGAACGCCGAAATCATCATCGGCGACGCCACCGCCGGCGGCAGCCAGACCAATGTCTGGCGGGGCACCGCCGACCTGCTGGTGGTGCAGGGATTGACGTAGGGAGGCAGGGAATAGGGATTGGGGATTAGGGGAAAGATAAAACTGGCCCCTGATCCCTGGCCCCTGGCCCCTGAAAGAAATGGCTTATTGCACCCAGGACGACCTGCTGCGGCTGATTCCCGAGGGGGAACTGGCCGAGCTCACCACGGAGGCGGGCGAAGTCCCGGACGAGGCGGTGGTGGCCCAGGCCATCGCCGCCGCGGACGCGGAGATCGACTCCTACCTGGCGGTGCGTTACCAACTGCCGCTGACGGGGACACCGGCCCGGGTCAAGGCCCTGTCGGTGGACATAACCGTCTATCGGCTCTATACCCGGCGCGGCATCAGCCCACCGTCGCGCCGGGAGAATTACGAGGACGCGGTGAAATTTCTGAAGGACGTAGCCGGAGGGCGGGCCGAGATTGTGGGCCTGGCGGGGGTGGAAGCCCCCGGCGCCGCCTCCGAGGTGGTGGAGATTAAAAGCAGCGCGCGGGTTTTCTCCCGGGACAAATTGGGGGATTGGTAATGGCGGGGGTGAAAGTCACCTACCAGGTCATCGGCGAGCAGGCCCTGAAGGCGCTCACCGGCCTGGACCTGCGCACCCGGGACCTGACCCCGGTGATGCGGGACTTCGCCGGCTACATGGTGGGCTCGGTGCAGAAAAACTTTGACGCCCAGGGCCGGCCTACGCGCTGGGCGCCGTTGAAGGCGTCCACTCTGAACTCCTGGATGGGTGCCCGCAAAATTTGGGGCACCAAGTCGGGCGGCTTGAGTGCCAAGGGCGCCGCGGCCCTGGGCGGGCGCCTGGTCCTCACCGACACCAGCCGCCTGCGCAACTCCATCCATTTCAAAGCCTTCGCCCGGGGCGTGGAGGGCTTCACCAACGTCAAGTATGCGGCCATTCAGCACTTCGGCGGCCAGACCGCGGCGCATGAGATCCGGCCGCGGATTAAGAAAGCCCTGGCCTGGCCCGGCGGCGCTTATCCGGTGAAGTTAGTAAAGCATCCCGGCTCCAAGATTCCGGCCCGGCCTTTCCTGATGTTCCAGGAACAGGAAGACATTTACGGCTATCTCTATCCCCGGATCGCCGCCTACCTGGAGGGCCGCGGGCCGTGAATTATTCCTTCAAAGATTATGAGGATGCGGTCCTGGCCCGGTTGGCCTCCCTGGGGCAACCGGAGGGCCTCCTTAGGGAGTTAAAAGGCTTTGCCGGGGAGATCGTGCTCTCGGAAACGGGCCTCCTCCTGGTGCTGCTCAACCGGTTCCCGGCGGTGCTGGTGGAGATCTCCGAAGCCGTTTATACCCCCGGGCCGCACCCTTTTCACACCCAGGAGGTCACGGCCACGTTGCACGTCTGCTCCCGCAGCCTAAGGAGCCAGGAGGAGGCCCGGGGCGGCGACGCCGGGGCCTATACCATCCTCTCGGAGATGCGGCGCCAGTTGTTGGGCAAAGCCCTGGCGGACGACCTATTGCCGCTCCTGTTGACCAACGAGAGCAAGGTGGGCGCTGGCCTCACCGAGGCCAATGAATATATCGTGATTTACGCGGCCAAATATAAGTTCATCAACTCCCGCATTCAGCAGGAGTAAGGAGGCCATTTATGAATATTTCCGGGTTAATCGGGGCGGTGATCAACCTGGCGTGCAACAAGTCGAACGACCTCTCCATCACCAAAGACGATTTGATAGTAACTCCCCAGGAACAGTTCACCCCGGGGACCGGCAACAATCAACTTGATAAACTGTTCCACGACATGCGCACCCTGGCGGATGGAGCCAATGAAAGTCTGGACCTGGCCGGCTCCCTGGTGGATATGTTCGGGACCACCATCACCTTTGTCAAGATCAAGGCGATGCTGATCCGCAATCTCAGCGCCACCCAGACATTGACCATCGGGGGCGGAGCCACCCCTTTCATTAATTGGGTGGCGGACCCCACCGACATGGTGAAAATCCCCCCCAATGGCATGTTCCTGCTGGTGGCGCCCCTGGCGGGGTTTGCGGTGACCGGCGCCACCGGCGATATCCTCAAGATCGCCAACTCCGCCGGGGCGGCCTGCGATTATCAAATCGTCCTGGCCGGGACCTCCGCCTGATGGGCGCCTTGAACAGCAGGCCGGCGATCACCTTGGAGGACGGACGGGAGATCCCCGAAGAGGAAGTGGCGCGGGGCGGCCTGGAGATGAGCGCCCCTATGCAGGTGCGGGAGGCCGTCACCCAATGGGTGGGCGCCCGCCCCCGGCGGGGGGCCGCCGCGCCGGCGCCGTCCCAGGTCTTTGAGACCCGGGAAGCCGTTACCGTCATCATCCCGCCGCCCCGGTGGGCGGAGGTAGAACGACAGGCAAAGGAGAACGACCATGCCACTGTTCCATCAACGGACGCAGATCGCGGCCAAGATTGAAGGTTCCGAGGGCAGCGCCGAAACCCTGGCGGCAGCGGACGCCTTCCTGGCTTTCCCCAGCGGCGAACCCGATCCCAAGATCGATATGTATGAACGCAATCCCTTCCGGGCTACCTTGAGCCCGTTGCAGTCGGTGCCGGGCAAGCGATCGGGCAAGTTGCCGTTCCAAATCGAGCTGGCGGGCTCCGGCACCGCCGGCACCGCCCCGCCCTGGGGCAAACTGATGAAGGGGTGCGCCTTTGGCGAGACCATCGTGGGGGGCACCAGCGTGGCCTATGCCCCGGCCTCCGCCGCCATCCCCAGTCTCACCCTGGCCGCCTATATGGACGGGACCATTCATAAGATCTGGGGCGCCCGGGGCACCCTCAAGTTGGCCCTGGAGGTGGGCAAGCCGGGGTTGCTCAACTTTGATTTTCAAGGGGCGGACTTCTCCCACCTGGACGGGGCCC